CCTGCGAGTTTTAGGGCGATGTAGATAGGGGGTGCAATTCTTGCTTCTCGGTTGGCAGGGGCTTGGTCGTTTACGGCTTCGCTTAGTACGAGATAACCGTTTTCGATGGCATCGCCTTGCTCGAGGGATAAGAAGCCCGGGGCAGTCCAAATGCCCGGTGCGGCAAAGCCTGTTCGTACTGCTGACTCAAGGTCGGGGGTTATTGCGTTTATGATTTGAGATACTCCGGGTTCGGTATACGGCACTTTTGAGGTTTTATTTAAGAGGTCACAGACGGACAGCTGAATGAAGTTGGCAAGCATGTCAAGGTTTATCATTTCGTCAAACCAAGTGCCGTCTGCCATTGTGCCGTCCTCAAACCAGTCATAGGTTGCACCGCGATTGACATAGACGTTGCCAAATGCCGCCTTTGCGTCAGAGACCTGCGCTTCTGATAGGGGGTCAACGGGTACGCCGACTATCTGCTTGAACTTGAGCGTGTACGCACTGTTTGCAAGCCGTGTATTCGCCCCCATAGCCCAACCGAGTATACCCACGGGTTTCATTATGTCGTTGGTGACAACGCCAAGGGTACGACGGAAGTTCATGCCTTTTAAGGCTTGCATGGTTGGCAAGTCGACTGCCGCAAACAGGACACTTGAAGGTTCGCTCGCTTCAACAAGCGGTGCGGCGTTTAAGATGTCCTCGCCTGTTGGGTTGATGAATACGCTGTCGCTTCCTTCGCCTGTTTCGTCTGTATCGCCTGTATAGTTTCCTTGTGTTGCTCCTGAGTAGTCAACCTTTCCGAGAGGAACTGCACCGTACCATTCGCGGTTAGCTACGCGACAGGCGGCTACAGCTTCTGCCAATGTTTCGATTTGGCTGTTCCAATATCCGATTGCAACACGGCTCGGACGAGATTGTTGCCCGAAAAAGATTTGTGCCGCTTTGTATTCGGGCATGTTAGACTTAAACCCTGCATCTTCCATTGCCGCAAGGCTTGAAAATACTGCAACACGGTTCTCCGGGTTCAAAACAGGGCTGTCCGCAAGCAGTAATGATAGGTTAAACCCGATTCTGACAGCCGAACGCGGCGATAGATTGATTATGACATTTACCGTGTCATTTAATGGTAATACACTCATGTAAATTTTCCTTTCTGAATGTTGATGTTGACATGTTCGATGTTCTTTACTGCACTTTCGCGTTCTACGCGGACTTTTGCATAAAAGGTGACGATTATATCGCAACGTTTTACCCATATGGTGTTCATGTTTTCATGGGTCTGTACAAGGGGTGGGATTCCCATTTTGGGGTGAATGTGCTTTCCCCAAAGCAGTTCCTTGACTGCTGCGCCGTAGATTCCGTCTCGTAAGGCTCTTGCACGGTCGTATGAGTCTCCGCTGTACAATGAAAAAGTGACGGCGTATTCCTCTGTGTACTCGTCTACCTCGTCCATGTATCCGTCTGCGCCGTTAATGTATGAAATGTGGTGTTGTTTGCCGTAACCGTCATCTGTGGGATTGACATAAACGTAGCAGACGCTGTCCTGCGGGTCGTGCATGGGTGCGCTTCCTGTTTTGGAGTTCGCACCGTATGCAATGCGTATTCCGCTGTGGTCATCTTCAGGAACGCCGAGGGTTAACCGCGCAATGGCAACCATTAAATCCTCAACTTCGGCGAGGGTTCTGTCTATCGTCACGGTTTATTTCCCTTTCCATCGCACTTTCCCGCCGAAGGCGACTGCCGCCCGCAGGGTCCTTCCAAGACGGCAAATGCCCGCGTCCAGCCGTTATGTTGCCATGGGCTGACTTTGAGTACCTTATAAAGCATACCGCGAAACTCTATTTCATCTGAAACTTGAATACCGCCTTTGCTTTCGTTAAAATCTCCCGTTAGATAAATGTCCATAGGCTGTCGGCAAAAGAATTTCATAACGCCATGCTCGCTGTCACCTATGCCCTGCTGTTGAAGGTCATTTGTTGATGCGGGTTGCACTGCCCCATAATACGCAAGGCGTTCGGGCGGGTCGTTCACTGCAAAGCGAGCGTTTACCCACTGTCCTGTCCGCCGCACTACGATGTAGGGGAAAGCAAAATCGGGGTCGGTTATCAAATCGCTTACGTCTATCATTTGCCCACCTCCCGTACAACGTAGGTAATAGACTTCCGCATTTCATCAGTGTCGATAAGCGGGCGCGTTGAATCTCTTTTGCGTTTGACTGTTTCGGGCTTGTTCGGTGCCCATTCGTTTGTCGGGTCGGTGAAGTAATCTCGGGCAGCGTTCTGCCCTTCCGTTCCTGCCATTTTGAGCGCAGGCAGGATGTCCCTTTGTCGTCCTTGTACAGCCGCATCTACTGCCTTCTTTAACTGAACAGAGATTTGCTCGTGATTCTTCTCTATGGCGGGCTTAAGCACGGGACGCGGGGGAATCTTTTTTGCGGGTGAGCCGTTAGTATGAATAAACAGCAATTCCGCGTTGTTAATGGGTGTGCCTTTTTCATCATTGCGATTCGCCGTATTTTCGGGTATGCCGATACATACCTCGTGCTTTTTGAGGAAAGCTATCGCGTCCAAGACCGCTCGGTAGTTCACGTCGTTCTTCTTTACGCTTGCCGTTATATTCATATTCTCACCTTTTCCAAACAGTAAACATTCGGCGCGAAGAGAACGTTTCCCGCCGCCGCAGGCGCTACCACACTCTCATACCGCCGAGATTGTAAACCTTTGCGAGGGTTAAAAACTGTATGCCGTATTCGGTCGTTTTCCACGCTGCCCAACCATCGAGGTCGGAGATTGCTGTGGAGTAGTCGTAGCTGACACTTACGCCGTCAACACTCTTTGACGCAACAAGCCCCCGCGTTTCTCCCGCTTTGATTATGTCAAGTGCGGCGGGGTCGGGAACTGATGCCATTGTACGTAAATAGAGAACAATAAAGTGTGCAATGACAAGGCATATACACACTTTCCATGATTCGTGATAACGCGCGATGTTGACTATGGCATTTGCAAAGCCTACATACATTTCGATTACTGCGTCGGGCAGTAACGCCTTAACATCGTCAGCCCAAAACTGCGGGTATACGGCTTTGAAGTCATCAATTGTAAAGGGCGGGTTTTCCCCCGCCCTTATGTTTGACGCTCCCGTGATTATACTTTGTACGCTTGGCAGTATCATTTTTAATGCTCCGCTTGAACGCCTTTGTTTTCCGCGGCTTCTATCTCTACAGCAACGGGGGTTTGTTTAGCCTTACTCGCTGTCTTGACCGGTTGCTTTGGCGCAATGGGTTGTATGGTTACAGGCGGGTCGCCAACAGCGGGTCCGTTCAACGGTTGCCCTACCACAGGTGAACGTACAATTGCCGTTACACTGCCGTCTTTACACAGTGCCTTGAAATACCAATGCTCTTCTGCCCATTTTGGTATTTCTCCTATCCAACCTGCCCTCGCTTCAAATTTCGTGCCGTTGTCGGATATGATTCTTATGTTTTTCGTTGTGTTTATAAACATGGTGTCCCCCCTTATATCCCGTCAAAGTAAACAATGGGTTGGTAGTAGAAGATTTCTACTTCGGAAATGTTTGCCATGTATACACTGTCGTAGGCGAGTGCGTCTATGTTTGCCTGTGTCATTGTACGTGCGAGCGGTACAAGTTCCTCAACAGCTAAGAAACGGTCATTGGCAACATATGCAACCATTCTGTCCGTGCCGCCCGCGCCTGCACCCTTGTTCCACATCGTTGCGGCGATGAACAGGTCGCTGCCGTTCTTGGTGGAGATATTGTTTTCAAGCAGGAAGGTCAAAATTGTCTTTTCTGCTATTGGCGATACTTTCGCAGTGGCAATATAGTTGTACTGCTCATAGGGAAGCAGAATATGATTCGGGATTGCCGAAAGGTCGTATTCAGCCGCCGCCCAGCCTGCCATTATCGCGCTGTTTATGTCCGCAAGGATTTCATCAGGGGTCTTAGTTGCCCATGATGTGCCACCGCTTGCACCTGTGGCTACGTTTGCGGCAGTTACGTTTGGATTGTTCAGCAAGCCCGTTGTACCGAAACGGTTTACACCTACATAAACATTCTGCTCCATGTGTTTGTCGTAGTTAAGGCGTATGCCGTCGGTAAGCAGTTGGTCCAAACTCCTGCCCGTCACTTGTTGTCTTTGCATGTCAACAAACATAATGCGCATGATAGACGAGTAAATATGTGTCTTAAACACGTCTCGACCAAAGTTTGCTTGGATTACGGGAATGGTGTTTGCGCTCCCTGCATGTACCGCACCGTCACCACTGCCGCCTGTGATACCGTAGTCGATATTCAGAGCGGAAATGTATTCAACCCAGCCGCCGCCCGTCTTGACGGGAATGTCACGGGGGTAGGTAAGGCTCATTAACGGTTCGGATATTTTCGGGTTGCGCTTCTCCAATTCGGAAATAAGAAACGCACCGCCGTTAGCGATTTGCGCGTCATTCATGCGAACGGGTGCGCCGACTTGCGGGCGTATGGATAAACCCGCCCCAACTACGCCTCCATCAAATGTTCCGATATTTTTCATATTGACCCCCTAAGCGTTATTTCGCGCCAACAGGACGAGTTCGCAAACACCGTTCGCGTCCTTGTTACCGCCCCATTGTGCATTGTTAAGTCGAATACTGTTTGTGCCGTCTGCGACGGACTCGAAGTCACCGATGTTTCTGCCTGCATCTGCTACCGTGCGGACATAAACTGCACCACCGACTATGGGTATTCCGACGGCGCATATGACGGAAATGCTTCCTCGTTGGAATACGGAGACCGCATCATTCGGAGGAAACTCCATGCCGCTGTTTTGGTCTAAGTATTCGAGGCTTGTTTTCGTTTCCCGTGCCGCTATGCCGACGAAGTTGTCGGCGGTGAGTGTGTTGTTGGCGGGTATTACGCCGCCTGTCGAATCGTACATCAGTG